ATCTCGTAAAGAGATGGATGAATCATATAACACACTAGTTAATAAGATTGAAAAATCCGGTAAAGGTAAAAAAGCAGCTAAAGCTATTGCAGGTGCGGTAGCATCATATAAAGCAAAAGGTGGAGGTAAAGGTCCAACAGCTAAACAAAAATAAATGACAAAGTCAGAACTAAGAGAGAAAATTAGAGCAATGCTTCCTCAAGTTTACGCAAACCGTAAACAAGCAGAGGAAAGTTTTGTCGAATATGACGAACTCACAAAATTCCCAGAATTAAAAGCAGTTATAATCGATTTATTAACTTATGAATTTGATTCATTCTTAGCTTCTATTGATTGGGTTTCACCAAAACCTACAACATTTAGAATCAACTTAAAAAACGACCAAGAATTTTATTTAATATATTCTAGGAGAAGTTGGATAGCTCAAGTAGAGGGTAAAAAATATTACCTATTAAACCTACCTGAGGAAGAAAGAGCAACATTAGCAATATCTCGTATATTGAGATATGGAACTAAAGCAGATGATACAGTTGATGTAGATTCAAGTGATGATATTGATGTTGAAATAGATGATACAACTGACGTAGAAATTTAAAAATAAAATAAAGTAAATGAATTCAATTACTAAATACTTAAATAGTATAGCATATAAATTCCCAAAAGGTTATCCTGACATCAATGATGCTCAGGATGTTTTATTGTTGGAGTCATTGCTAAATGGTATGGGTGTTAATATTATTTTAGAAAATCAAGATTTAATTAACATTATCAAATCCAATATAAAGGATTATGGTAATTTAGAAACAACAGGTAGAGACACAATAAAACTCATATATTCAGACATCCCAAACAGAGGGGGAAAATCCGATGATATGCGGAGAGATGTTTATGATGAGATAAAAAATTTAGTAGACAAAGAAGAATCACTATCTAATTTTAAAAAGTTGGCTACTGGTTCAAGTTTAGGTAGTGTTAAGATTGAATTTGATGGTAAACCTTATACATTAATAGTTAAGGGTGCATCCGATGATACCTCAAGTGATACAGATGTTAAAGAAGCATTAGTATCACTATTCTATGTGGCTAATATAGATTCACCATTTACTAAAGAAAACTATGAAGGTAGGGTTAATCAATTAATTGCTATAGCTGAAAAAGGAATCCCTGGAGAAACATCATCTTCTTCCGATAAAGTTGTTTCGTACCTATCAGCAACATCAGATGATACAAAATCAGGTAACATTAATTTTATTAACCAACCCCTATCATCAGCTCTAGCAATCAAAGAAGCATATCCCGGTAAAAAGTTAATTCGTACAGGTATTTTTGATGAAATTAGAAGCAAAGCCCAATCATTAACAGGTTTACCTGCTGATAAGTGGAATCCTGGTGATTTATATGTTCAACTAGCAAGTGTAGATATATCAGGTGATGATAATATTGAACTCATCAATGATTTATTCAATGACGAATGGGGTGAAACTTCAAACCCATTAACATCTGTATCCCTAAAACAAGCAGACGCCCAGGGAGGCAAGGCAAAAGCCTTACTTCAAAAATATGCCAATGCTAAAGATGATTATAACCTCACCAAAGATGAAATTTCATATGATGAGGAAAAATATAAAGCCGGTATTAATCGTTTAAGAAAAAACATTCAACAGTTGGTAGGTAGCAACTCTAATATTGTTTACGATTTAGATGGTTCAAGTTTAAAAAATGACATTAGATTTTTAAGAGGTAAATATGCAGCTTTGAAATCAATAGAATTTTTATTTAAACAGTTTGGAGCCGAAGAGGTAGATGATGCTATTATAGCTTTAGTAGGTTTCGCCCTATCACTATCAGGTGTTAACCCAACATTCTTTAAAGTAACAGGTCAGAAAACAGGGGCACCTGGTAAAGTAGATATATTTCCAAGGGGACAAAATATCATCCTATACAATGTAGAGGGTGAATACGATCCAATCCAAATAACAGATAGTTCAACATTTGGGGGTTTGAAAATAGATTTCAAAATTGAAAAGGGTGGTCAACCTTACTCAGTATCAATTAATGCTCGAAATAATGGTAATACTCAAGGTACATTAGAAGTACAAAAAATTAAAAAAATATAACTATGTGTAAATGTGGATGTAATACATGCGGAACCAAAAAACCCGCGTTAAAACTTAATGAAAATAAAGCTCCGCGTGGTATATTATCTGATGGTATACAGCGCCATATAGACGCTAATAAACCGTTATCAGACACAACACATCGTGCGGGCTCACCAAAATATTTTAACTTATGGGCTGAGGCTCGTTCTATGTACTCTCGCGGTATTTTAGAAGTAGAAGATAAAGGTGATTTAAAGATGTTAATAGAAACAAATTTAGGACATTTCGGTATATTTGAAGGTAAAAAAGTACCTTTAGATTACCCTATATCCAACAAAGTATATGTTAAGGGTTCAAAAAGTAAACATCTTTACCCCAACATGGAGGTTATTGAATTATAACAGAACAAACATTTAATATATTTATAATAAAACAACAATAAAATGGCAGTAACTCATTTACAATTCGCAGGATTACATCAAGTCCCATTTTCAGAACCAAATCTCTTAACATATGGGATTCTAAATTTTGGAACTTGGAATGGACCTTCAGCTCCTTCATCTGACCAGTATGTTCAGAGTAGTACAATCGAAATTTTAACACCAGGTGTACCTAATATTGGGGGAACTACAGTTAATGGTGCAATGGCAGGTTCATTCCTAACGGGTCAAAATAGTATGACTAGAGGGTTTGCGGCTTATGTAAACTCCACAGATCCAACCACCCCACCTACCCAACCAAATTACTTCTCAATAGGATGTTTGGATGTAGAAAAGTATGAAAGTGTAGCAGGTATGGATTTCAATGATTTTAATGCTTTACCTGGTGGGTTTTTCGCTATGGACCAATCAACAAGAGATACCCGTCCCGGAAACTCCAACCCAAGTGATATATACACAGTAATAATGGCATCCTCAATACCAAGAGGAGCAACTAACTCATCAGCAGAATGGGGAAGAAGAATTATATTTGAGGTGAGTGAAACTGAATTAGCAGCCTTTACCATGAAAATGGTATATGAATACGCAGCATATTCAGGTAACTGGACACTTACAAGTGGGGACTCAGATGAATTAGCAGCAGCACATTTATTAGTTAATGGGTATGGTCTTTTATATGGAGGAGCACCTATATACTGGCAAAGCGTTTAATAATTGATAACTTATAGAGTGGATTCATAGCCCATTCGATTTAAAAAAAAACACGACATCTGTGGCGTCTCATTTGGAGGCGCCACTTTTTGTTCGTATATTGATGTAAATAAATAATGGTAAAACTAATGCAAGAGAAAATAGTAATAGTAGGTGCAGGTGTAGCGGGAGTAAATGCTGCAACCAAATTAGTGGATAGCGGCTATCCCGGAGAATTAATAACCATTATTGATATGGGTAAAGATCCATACCGAAGAGAATATTCCGAAGTAATGGAAGGTTTTTTAGGAGCTGGTGGTTGGAGTGATGGTAAATTAACTTACCACACATCAATTGGTGGTCAATTAAGTAAATATTGTGGTGAAGAAAAAGCAATGTCTTTATTTGATGAAGTAATTGCAAATTTTAAACGTTTTCATCCTAAACCTGAAGAAGTACAATGTTCAGACCCTAAAGAAGAACCGGATTTTATTAAACCACATTTTGGTTTAAGGTTATTCCCAGTATGGCACGTTGGTACAGATTACCTACATGAAATTGGTAAAAATTGGTTCGATTTTTTAGAATCAAAAGGTGTTAAATTTATATGGGAGTCAAAAGTAATATCAATAGATTTTGATCTTGATGAGTTAAGATATGTAGGATCACCTATTAGTGAAGTAGTAAAATTACTTTCATATGATAGACTTATATTTGCTGTCGGTAAATCCGGTATTGACTTTGGTAAACAACTAGCAGATGATTATGACTTACCAACCGAACCAAAACCAGTACAAATTGGTGTACGTTTTGAGGCACCTCAACATCACTTCCAAAAATTAATTGATATATCATATGATTTTAAACTTTATCGTAAATTTGAGGATGAGGGTGTATCACTTCGTTCATTTTGCACAAACAATAATGCAGCATATGTGGCCGTAGAGGATACTTATGGTAACCATTCATATAATGGACATGCCAAAAAAGATGAAGCATTTAGGAATAATATGACTAATTTTGGTATCTTGATGGAAATCAAAGGTATAGATGAGCCTTTTAAATGGGCTCGTGATTTAGTAAACAAAGTACAAAAAGATTCTACAGGATTATATTATAGCCCTACTCGTAAACCATCAACAACTTCTGAAGGTGAAGATGTAAGTGCAGTTCAAATTGGTGAAGATGGTATGGGTGAAATCAGAGATGCATTTCATGGATATTATTCATACATTGATGATTTTATTGAAGGTATGAAAAAAGTATTCCCAACATTAGGGGATGATTGGGGGGTATATGTTCCTGAAGTAAAATATTTATCACCTGAACCCTTGGTTAATTATGATGATTTATCCTTAAATAAATTTCCAAACGTACACTTCGTTGGAGACGCATTATCGGCTAGAGGTATTACAGTATCAGGAGCACAAGGAATATATGTTACAGATTATATATTAAGAAAAAATAACTAGAGTATTATGAACGAAAAATTATTTGAAGAGAAAGTAATCAAATATCAAGGGGCCAAACACTATTTAATTAGAATACACGGAAACGAACATTTTAAACATCACAGATATGATGGACCAGCTATAGTCCCTATCAGTAAAGATTCAGAATGGAAAAAAGCATTTTATTTAAGCGGAATTGAATATGACGCTGAGGTATATGCTGATTTAATGTCACAGAGAGAAGGATTACCTTGGTATAAACAAGCAGCACCTAAAGGTACTACACATAGAAACTAATATGAGAGAACACACATTACAAGCTATGCCTTATAAAGGAGAAATCCATAAGAAGGCATGGGGTCAAGAGTTATGGATTATCAATAATGAAAAATATTGTGGTAAACTTTTAACATTTAAAGAGGGAAAATCATTTTCAATGCATTTCCACCAATTAAAAGATGAAGCTTGGTACATTTCTAAGGGTAGATTTTTATACACATACATTGATACAGAAACAGCCGAAAATATCCAAGTAGAAGTAACAGAAGGGGATTGTATCCACTTACTTCCAGGTCAACCCCATCGTATGTTGGCTATTGAAGAGGGAAGTTGTATATTTGAGGTATCAACACAACACTTTAATAGTGATAGTTATAGAGTACAAATGGGTTCATCACAATTAAACCCATTAGAAGAAGATTTACCATTTTAAAAATAAATAAGTTATGAAAATAGGATTTTGCGGTACAATGTCAGTAGGTAAAACAACTTTGGTTAATGCCTTAGCTAAATTGCCTGAATTTCAAGATTATAAAGCAACAACCGAGCGCTCTAAGCATCTAATGTCAATGGGGATTCCATTAAATACTGACTCCACTAATAAGGGTCAAGCCGTATTTTTAGCAGAGAGAGCAAGTGAATTAATGCATATCGATATCATTACAGATAGAACCATAATTGACGTTATGGCATTTGCTAAAAAATCACAAGAAATGACATACATTGAATCAGATGATTTTTGTACTTATGCTTCCCATATGTTAAACGAGTATGATCATATTTTTTATGTATCACCTGAAGGTGTTGAAATTGAAAATAATGGTATACGAGAAACTGATGCCAATTATAGAAATAAAATCGATGAAGCTATACAACTTCTAATTATCAAGTACAGACATAAGATAAAGAATTTAACTGAAATCAAGGGTTCAACGGAAGAACGTATAGAATTAGTTAAACAGGCAATTTCTTTGTGATATTTATAACAAAAATATTCCCATAATGAAAAAATCAGAATTAAAGGCATCCATAAAGGAAACAATAGTTGAACTACTATCAGAAGTATCTTCAGATGATGTTGAAAACCAGAAAGACTACAACGCTGAATTGGAAAAAACAGCACAATTAAGTAAAGAAGCAGGTTTAACCGAGGAAGAAGATGAAGATGATGAAGATGTTATGGATAAAAAAGCATCCAAAGCAGCTAAGAAAGGTGATTCTATTACCAAATTAGCAAATAAACTCCAACAAACAACTAAGGAGATGAAAACCGTAGTTAACAAATGGAAAGATGCTGAAGGTAGTGAAAAAGAAAAATTAACTAATCGCTTAAGAGAACTTACCAAAATTAAGAAAGAACTTGAAGGACTTCTTTAAAAATATACAAACTTTACTAATAGTAGTATTAGTTGTTATCATCCTCATAATGCGTAGTTGTGGTGGGGGTGGTAGTGGGTCAGATATATCTGAACCTGTAGTTTTAACAGAGGTCGAAGTAAGATATGATACTATAATCAAATACGTTCCTAAATATATCCCTAAATGGGAAGAAAAAATAGTAACTCGAATAGATACAATCACATCCTTAGTTGATACATTAGCAATTTTAAAAGATTATTATACTAAGTATATTTATAGTGACACTATACGCATAGATACCATAGGTTACGCCGTAATTAACGACACTATAACGCGTAACACAATATTTTCACGTAGTGTGGCGACTAATTTTTTAATACCGGTTACAACGGTTACAAACACAATGCACATCAACCAACGAGAATTTTATTGGGGTTTTGGTTTAGCAGGGAAGTCAAGTCAACTTAACTATTTAGGTGGTGAATTGTTATTTAGAACAAAAAGAAAACAAATATACGGTTTTGGAATAGGAGTTAATCAAAACTTCGAACCCGTTTTATCTGGTCGTATGTACTGGAAAATAGGAAAATAATGGCTGAAGATTTTAAAAAGATAATTAGGCAGGAGTATCTAAAATGTGCAACAGATCCCGTACATTTTATGAAAAAGTACTGCTATATTCAACACCCTCAGAGGGGTAGAATACAGTTTAACTTATACCCATTTCAAGAAAAAGTATTAAATCTATTTCAAACAAATGATTATAATGCTATATTAAAATCCAGACAGTTAGGTATATCAACACTAGCCGCCGGTTATTCTTTATGGTTAATGACATTTCACAAAGATCGAAATGTACTAGCACTAGCAACAACTCAGGCAACCGCAAGAAATTTAGTAACAAAAGTTCAATTTATGTGGGAAAATCTCCCATCATGGTTGAAAGTTGATTCTGCTGAGAATAACAAATTATCCCTAAGATTAACAAATGGTTCAAAGATTCAAGCAAAATCTTCTAACGCCGATGCAGCTCGTTCAGAAGCAGTATCTTTACTAATAATTGATGAGGCAGCATTTATTGATAATATTGCCGAAACATGGGCATCAGCTCAACAAACATTAGCAACAGGGGGTGGTGCGATTGTACTATCAACACCTTATGGTACTGGTAACTGGTTTCACCAAACATGGGTAAAAGCAGAATCAGGGGAAAATGAATTTGTCCCTATTAAACTCCCATGGTTTGTTCATCCTGAAAGAGATCAAGCTTGGAGAGATGCTCAAGATGCATTACTAGGCGATCCTAGACTAGCAGCACAGGAATGTGATTGTGATTTTAGCACATCAGGTGATACAGTGTTTTATAGTGAATGGTTAGAATTTATTTCTACAACAACAGTACAAGAACCTTTAGAGAGAAGAGGTGTTGGTCAAGACCTATGGATATGGGAACCGGCTGATTACTCTAGAGAATATATGATTACAGCAGATGTTGCTAGAGGAGATGGTAAAGATTTCTCGGCATGTCATGTAATGGATATTCAAACAAATACACAAGTAGCAGAATTTAAAGGACAATTACCACCAAAAGAATTTGGGTATTTTCTTACAGGTTTAGCTACCGAATATAATAACGCAATGTTGGTAGTAGAAAATGCTAACATTGGTTGGGCTACATTAGATGCAATACAAGAGAGAGGATATAGTAATTTATACCACTCACCAAAAGGAGATCAATTAACCGCAGAATCTTATCTTCGTGTATTTGAAGGTAATAGTGAAATGGTACCTGGTTTTACAATGTCGATGAGAACTAGACCACTTTGTATTAATAAATTCAGAGAATTTGTTGGTGACAGATCCGTAACAATACGCTCAAAACGATTAGTAGAAGAGATGAAAGTGTTCATTTGGAAAAATGGAAGGCCGGAAGCTCAAAGTGGTTATAATGATGACTTGGTTATGCCATTTGGGGTTGGTATGTTCCTGAGAGACACTTCGTTGAAATTTCAACAACAGAGTTTAGATATGGCAAGAGCAACATTGGGTGGGATTAAATCAAACAAATCAAGCCATAGTGGAGGTTATTCACAAAACAGTACAACAAACCCTTATACACAAGAAATTGGGGGTAAAAACGAAAGCATTAAATGGCTTTTATAATATATTTATAAAAAAGTAAAAAATGGCAGATAAAGGATTATTCCCAAGATTAAAAAGATTATTTTCAACAGATGTGATTATTCGTAACACTGGAGATAACCAACTAGGTGTTTTTGATATAAACAAAGTACAACAATCTGGTGAAATTGAAACAAATTCATTAGTTGATAGATTTAATAGAATCTATACAAACTCATCTACATCGTTATATGGTCAACAATCTGGAATGAACTACCAGTATTTAAGACCTATGCTATATTCTGAATATGATGCAATGGATACAGACGCCATTATAGCATCTGCTTTAGATATTATAGCTGATGAATCAACCCTAAAAAACGATATGGGTGAAGTGTTACAAATTAAATCACCAGATGAAGATATTCAAAAAATACTTTATAATTTATTTTATGATGTACTAAACATTGAATTTAACCTTTGGCCTTGGATTCGTAACCTTTGTAAATATGGTGATTTTTTCCTAAAATTAGAAATTGCTGAAAAATTTGGTGTCTATAATGTTATACCTTACACAGCATTCCACATTGAAAGATTAGAGGGATCAGATAAAGAAAACCCACATGAAATTAAATTCCGTTTCGATCCAGAAGGAATATCAGCATCTGATACAGGGTATTATAACGTACCAGGGAATAATGAAGACAGAGCAAATTCCATTATATTTGACAACTATGAAATGGCTCATTTCCGTTTATTAACTGATATGAATTTCTTACCTTATGGTAGAAGTTATATTGAACCCGCACGTAAGTTGTTTAAACAATATGTTTTAATGGAGGACGCAATGTTGATCCATAGAATTGTTCGTGCGCCTGAAAAACGTATATTCTACATGAATGTGGGTGCAATTCCTCCAAATGAAGTAGATGCTTTTATGGAAAAAACATTAAGTAAACTTAAACGAACTCCCCATGTTGATGAAAAAACAGGTGAATATAATTTAAGATACAACATGCAAAATCTATTAGAAGATTATTACATACCAGTAAGAGGTAATGATCAATCAACTAAGATAGAAAGTGCAAATGGTTTACAATGGGATGGTATAGAAGATGTTGAATACTTGAGAGACAAATTATTTGCTGCTCTTAAAGTACCTAAAGCATTTATGGGTTATGATGAAAACACAGACGGGAAAGCTACATTAGCAGCCCAAGACATCAGATTTGCTCGTACTATTGAACGTATACAACGAATTGTAGTATCAGAATTATATAAAATAGCATTAGTTCACCTATACACACAAGGTTATAGAGATGAACAGTTAGCAAATTTTGAATTATCTTTAACAACACCTTCAATCATTTATGATCAAGAAAGAGTTGCATTGATGAAGGAAAAAATGGATTTAGCGGCTCAAATGACAGAAACTAATCTGTTCCCAACCGACTTTATATACGACCATTTATTCCACTTAAGCGAAGATCAATATGATGATTTTAGAGATTTAATTAGAGAAGATGCTAAACGTAAGTTCCGTATTGATCAAATAGAAGCAGAAGGTAATGACCCGGTTGAAACTGGTAAATCATATGGTACACCTCACGATTTAGCTTCACTATATGGTAAAGGCAGAATGGAATCAGATCCTGGAAATGTACCTAAACCTGAAGTTTATGATGAAAAAAACCCACTAGGTCGTCCAAAAGAAAAAGTATCTAAACGTAATACTCAAGATGACAATTTTGGTAAAGATAGATTAGGTGTAGATGGTATGAAGAAAGATTACAACGATACTAAAAAAAGTCCATTAACAATGGAAAATAATTTACGAGTTATTCAACACAAAGGCATGCTAGATGGAATACCAGTAGATGGTAAGAAGTTGGTATTTGAGCAAGATAATGCCAATGAGTCGTTGCTTGATGAGAAAAATATCAAGGAACAATAATTTTATTATATTTATAAATAAATAAGTATTGATGTATATAAAACATTCAAAGTTTAAAAACACGGGCATTCTATTTGAAGTCTTGGTAAGGAAAATTACCTCGGAAACTTTATCTGGAAAAGATTCGGCAGCGATAGGAATATTGAAAAAATATTTCGTTAATACAGAGCTAGGTAAGGAATATAAATTATATGAAACTATATTTAAATCCAGAAACTTAAGCGAAAACCGAGCTAGTGCTATACTTTCAACGATATTAGAAACATCAAAGAAACTTAATAGAACAAGGATTAGAAAAGAAAAATATAATCTAATTAGTGAATTAAAAGAACACTATAACGTAGAGGATTTGTTTAAAACTAAATTAAAGGATTATAAGGCACAGGCCTCTCTTTACACCTTAGTTGAGACATATAATACTGACAGATTAATAGACCCAAACCAAATTATAGACAACAAAGTTACATTGTTAGAATTTCTAACTGAAGTGACAGTTGAGAGAGAAGGTGTAAAAGATGATGTGATTGAAGAATTTAAATCTTATGACAAAGATCTACGTACTTTAACTTACTATGTTTTATTAGAAAAATTTAACGATAAGTATGCTGATTTAAATCAAAGGCAAAAACACATACTTAAAGAATTTATTGAGTCTGTAGACAATACACCTTCACTTAAGGAATTCTACAATAAGGAAGTAAAATTCATTACTGAAACTATTGAAAAAGAAATTAAAAGAACAAATAGCGAAGTAATAAAGATTAAATTAAATGAAGTATCAGGTTTAATTAAGGAACTCGATAAAAAAACAGTCATAAAAAGTGACCATTTAGTTGACTTGTTACAATATCATTCATTATTACAAGAACTCACATCAGCAAATGGATAACAACTCTAAAAATCTAAAACCAAAAGACATAGACCCATCTTTACTCAAACGACTTGAGGACAAATATGGGCCTGTTGATATGGAGAATGATTTCTTTACTAGCGATTTAGATACTTACTTTAAAACTGATGGGATAGATAAGGTAACAGGATCTATTAACCATAAACTTATTAAATTAGCTAGTTTTGGTGATTCATTACAAAAAATGTATACTGCCTTAAAAGCATTAAAACAACTACTAGCTACAGATGATGCTCGTAATGATGGTACAATTCAAAAAATCCTAGTTGATTTTAGAGAAGTATTCAATAAATACAGAACACATCTTAGAACAAGCTACCCAGACCAATACAGACAAATAAAAAACGAGTTAAGAGAAATAACAGGTACAGGTGGAGGGGCTGGAGCCGCTTCATTCTCAGGAGGTACCGGAGGACAATATGCAACACCTTATGCCTTTAGACTAAAAGGTCAAAAAGCAAACGATAAGGAATATACTGAATTAGGATATAAGAAAGTTAAAGAAGATGTAGGTGCTAATCTAGGACCCGGACCTTCAGCAAGTGAGGATGGTGTTAAGGATAACGCATATGTTAAACAATTTAAATATAAGCTAGTTCCAAACAAAATCAAAGGATCAGGATTGGAAGTTTTAGATTTATTTGAAGCCGGACAAACACCTAAAGATTTCCAAGATGAAAGAATAAATGCATTCGATTCAATTGAACAAGAAATGAATGATATTTATAAGATGTTGAGTAATGCCAAAAATGAAACGAGTGAATATTATAATGATAATCCTTCATCATATACAGTAATAAAACCAACAGATTTAGTTTTAGATTATATAAAAGATATTAAAGACTTATTAAAAGAATAATAAATGAAAACACTACAAAACCAATATAACCTTATCAAAGAGGGTAAAGGGAGTAAGGAAATTTTCCTTAAGGAAGTTAAAAAAACCTACCCGAATTTAGTTCGTAACGCAGCTAGTTTTGATGAAGCGACATCAATACTTTCAAAACGATCTATAATTTCAGAAAGTTTATGGGGTATAGCAACAGCTAAAACATCCAAACCAGATTGGTTCTCTATATTTGATGAAAACATGAATTTGATTTCAGAAGAAGAAGCAAAGATTAAAGCTGTTGAGAAAAAAACATCTAAACAAGTAACAGATTTACAGGCTCCTGACAAGGGGTATGATTATAAAAATGATGAATTACTTAATAATGTGGCCGGTGAGCAATTCCGTCAAGGATATTATACCGAACTTACAGATGAAGCAAACGCTGATAAAACCAAACAAGAATTAATTGATTTAGTAATTAAAAATATTGATAAGAACCCACAATATTATGTTGAGGAAGCTCAATTTGGTATTAAGGGAATTGGATATAGTAAAGACCAACCAGGACTTAAATCAACCGAAGTTAAAAACCCAGGCATAGGTGGTGGTTATGGTGAAGCAACAAAGAAAGAATTTCCAAAAGGAGAAGTAGGTACGGGTTATTTAGAAATTAAAGAAAACAAAATGATATCATTAATAGATTTGATGGAAGGTCTTCCATTAGGGGAAAAAGAACCTAAGAAAAAGGCACCTAAAAAAGCTAAAAAAGAAACAACAGATTCTAAATTGGCTGAAATTGAAAGTAATGGTAAAATCGCTACTTTAGAAATGCAAATTGAAGCTATAGCTGAGATAATTTCAAGTAAAAATGAAAGAATTTCAATGGTTAGTGAAGATGAAAATTTATCTGAATTAGTTGATAAAACCAAAATGAAAGAAATGCAACGCGAAGTAAAAGTACTTGAAAAGCGTAAAGAAAAAATGGAGAAGGTATACGAAAAGATGTGTGGTAAAGCATATCAAGAAGTAGTAACCGAAGTTGAAGTTGAAGAAAGCAATGCTAACAGCAATGATGGGAGTAATGATAACTCCAATGAAAACAGCAACGACACACCTGGATCATATTCAGGGTTAAAAAAATATAGATCATAAGATGAATCGACTACTAATAGAAACTCACGTATTTAAACCTAAGGGAGCTAAACTTACTGAAAATAAATCAGTTCGGGGTCTTCCGTTAGTAGAAGGTATTTTAGCCACAGCCGAAGTTAAAAACGGTAATGGTAGATATTACTCAAGAGATTTGTGGGAAAGAGAAATTGACAAATATAGAGTATTAGTCGATGAACATAGAGCAATGGGTGAATTAGATCACCCTGAATCATCAGTAATAAATTTACAAAATGTATCCCATAACATTGCAGATATGTGGTGGGATGGAAATCACGTAATGGGTAAGATAGAAATTTTACCTACCCCAAATGGTAATATACTTAAAGCATTAGTTGAAAGTGGAATTACAGTTGGTGTGTCATCACGTGGTATGGGTTCACTTAAAGATATTGGTGGATTAATGGAAGTTCAAGATGATTTTGAATTATTATGTTGGGATTTTGTTTCAACACCTTCCAATCCAGATTCATTTATGCATATGGTTAAAGAAAGTAAAGAATTTAAAGCACAAGACAAATACCAAGGTGTAAATAGCATTTTGGGTGAGATATTATGTTCTCACGGTCACTGCCCAATTATATAGTATTTCCTCGGACGCTACCGATGGACTTTTATCATTAGACGCTCTTATTGAGCGTCTTTTGTGTTCTTTACAAATCCACATATACGTATCACCATAATATGCCATCTCTTATATGGTATCAATTAAATTATAAAAATCCCTATTACGTTTCTTTAATAAACGTAGTTTCCCAACAAAAAATTTAGGAAAAATGAACAGAAACTTTTTAAAAGAAGCAATCGCTGATGCTAAAGCAGTCAAAGAATCTGCAATAGCAAATGCTAAAGTCGCTCTCGAAGAAGCGTTCTCACCACAAGTCCAAGAAATGTTTTCTAGTAAAATAGAAGCAATGGAAAGAGATGAAATGGAAGAAAGTAACGACGAGATGACAGAAGCGAAAGATGATGCTAATGAAGTTGAAGAAAAAATGTCAAACCCAGTAATGCGTAAGGGTCTTAAAGGTGATAATAAAGCCGAAAAAGAAACTGAAGAAATGCGTGAAGAGGATGATATGGACTTGGATGAAATATTAGCAGAACTAGAAAAAGATTTGAGTGAAAATGCTCGTACAGACGCTGAAGAAGAAGGCTACAAGGACGGTATTAAGGACGAAAAAGAGGACTTGAAAGAGGACGAACGTACTGATGCTGAAGAAGAAGGCTATTTGGATGGTGAGGAAGACGAGAAAGAGGACGAAGATGGTGTTGATGAAGATGAAGAAATTGATCTTGAAGATATGTCAGAAGACGACCTTAAATCATTCATTGAAGATGTAATTGAAGACATGGTATCTGCTGGTGAGTTAGAAGCTGGTGAAGGTGTTGATATTGAAGACGAAGAGTCTGAAGATGTTGATATTGACATTGAAGTTGAAGACGAAGAAGAGATTACTGTAGACGAGAATGCTCGTACAGATGCCGAAGAAGAAGGTTACAAGGATGGTATGAAAGATGAGAAAGAAGATTTAGGTGAAGATTTAAAAGAAGCAATGGATACTGTTGCAACCTTAAGATCAGAACTTAATGACATTAACTTATTAAATGCTAAATTGCTTTATACAAATAAAGTATTCCGTGGTAAGAATTTATCTGAAAGCCAAAAGGTTAAGGTATTAGGTGCTTTTGACAAAGCAGAAACAGTGAAAGAAGTAAAGCTTGTATTTGAAACTATTAATAGTAGTGTTAAATCTAAAGCATCAAAACCAATTAGCGAAAGCTTTAAAGGTAGTGCTTCAGCAGCAACTTATTCTAAGTCAAACACAAAACGCCCAATCGTTGAATCAGATGAAATGGTAGCACGATTCCAAAAGTTAGCGGGTATTATCCGTTAATAGGTAAAAAAAATAATAATTAAACAAAAAAAACTAAAATTAAAATGAGTCAATTAAATTCTCTATTAGAAAGTGCTAACCCTTACAAGTCATTACAAAGTGATGCTGCAAGGTTAGCCAACAAATGGGGCAAGACAGGATTGTTAGAAGGTGTCGGAAACGAAACTGACAAGAACAATATGTCTATGATCCTAGAAAATCAAGCTAAACAGCTTGTTGTAGAAACAAGTCAAACTGGAGGTCCAGCTGGAACATCAGGAACATTTACACCAGGTACTGGTGCACAGTGGGCCGGAGTAGCTTTACCATTGGTAAGAAAAGTATTTGGACAAATTGCAGCGAAGGAATTCGTTTCGGTTCAACCAATGAACTTACCTTCAGGTCTAGTATTTTATCTAGATTTCCAATATGGTACTACAAAAGCTCCATTCACAGCAGGTGATTCTATGTATGGTGCTACTGATGGTAATACACCATTTGGTAACGGAAATACAGGTGGTGCTTATGGTGCTGGTCGTTTCGGATACTCTATTAACAACACACAATCTGCAGCTTATACTGTAGCTTCTGCTTCTGTTAATTGGTATACAGATTTACATGCTGATTCTTCAGTATCACAATCTTATGTAGATGGTGCAGCTAATCAAATCGTTAAATTATCGATTCCAGTAGCATCTTTCCCAAATTATGATACAAGAGCTGTAAGAGCATTTTATCTTTCAGGTTCAGTTGCTGTTTTACCAGCAACTGCTACAGCATATCCACAATTTACAACTGTAAGTGCGGATGGTTCAACAATCGA